TCTGCCACCGAGGAACTACGTACGGAAAAACATCGTAACCAGATTCTTCAAGGATTGCTTTCTCGTTTCCCAAGAAGATGAAGACAGAGACATATTCCTTGTTAGTGCTCTTAACAGAATCAGGTAAGAACTGGTCGTTAGGTTCGACGACGTGGAGACATTCGTGTTCTTCATAAGGTTTCTTTTTGAAGACTTCGACTTGTTCTTTAGAGAAGACATCTTGATATTTCTCCATGATCTGCCGAGCAGTCATTAAATAGGTTCTATATACAGTGTTTACTTTACCGTCCATTCCTTCTGCAATATAACAGTTACCTAAGTGAAATGTTTGAAAATTAATTCCAGTCGGAAGATCTTCAATCATCATGACTGAAGTTCCAAATGCTCCTATGTCTAAATATAATTCGTGTGTTTGCGGGGTAAAGTTGGTATGGGGCGAATTGAAAACATGATCATATAAAATATTTTCTACTTTTTCTAAATATTCTCTAGAAGATTTTTGCTGATCTAATTCAGCATCAGACATTTTTAATTTAAACCAACGTTGTGTTGGTGAAGTAAGAAATCCCGCAAGACCTGCTGCTAATTGTTCATTGGCCCATGGTCCTGTACCATCGTACACAAGATCATGTCGTGGGGATCCTTTCGCACGAGTAACAGTAAAATCACCTCTGTTAGGAAGAATATAATTAGTAATATCTCTCCAGACTCCTTCCCAATTAGATCTTAATGTTCTTAACTGTTCGAAGCGACCTGTATAAATATCTATTTTATCTCGATCACTTGTACTAAGCATAACCTCCTCCTAATTTAGTTCGTGCTATGTTTGCTTCTTCTCCCATCAATTCTCCAGATCTAGCTTGTTTAGTCATGACAGTACCTTTACGCGTGGTGCGTTGGGCCATTGTCATTTTGTATTTTTCTCTAGATGCTGCGATTGCCGGATCCTCTTTATCCGCTGCAGGCGCCGGAGGTGGCGTCGGCAATGGGGGAGGTGCTGGTATTGAAGGTGCTCCGCCCATGATTAGATTCCTATTATATTATATTCATGCTCAGCATGAGTTGGTAATGGCTCTCTCTTCATTGTTTCCCTTCTAATAGAGAGAGCAAGATAGCGTAAAGCGTCCATAAAATCAGAAGTCCAGTCATGATAAGGACGGTCGTGGAAGCAACGTTTTTTATCATCCCATTCCTTTCTATATTGTCTAGCCGCTTCAATAAGATGCTCCGTATTTTTGTCTTCATTCCAGTATATCCTTGACATAATGGATCTTACTGATTCGATCCCGTCTTCGATCGACGTTTTCGGGACCACCCTGTAGCGTAATCCCAATGCTTGTGCAGTCTCGAGGCGCGTTCGACCCGTTGAGAGGTCCTTGGCCATGATGTCGTGTGGCGCGTAATGATTCCCGTATGCGTATTGTGATCGATGCCCCTTTTCCAAGATGTTAACATAGTGTTGTAAACCCTCCCCTGAATTAGAGTAACAATCTATTATACGTATTTGCTGACCAAGTACTTGGTAAAATAAAATAACTGTTTGATCCCCGATGCCTAAGTCCCAAGCTGTATTGACCATCAATTGGCTGTCATACGGAAATTGGCCAATACGCCCGGTATCAAGCGCAGCTTTCATATGATTCCCATAATATGCTCCTACTAAGGCTGCGTCGAACGAACAAAAGAATTCCTGTTGAATAAGTTCTTCAGGCATTCCCGCTTCTCGTTCCTCGTCAATTGCCTCGATAGGCACCGCCATTGTATCATTAACTGATAGAACTTGTGTGAACCATTTTGGATTTTTCTTTGCGTGGTTTAATAACGTATAGCCATGGTTCCTCCCACGTGGAGTATAAATAAAAACGGCCCACCCCTCATTTTCTAGGAGGATAGGCCGAATATAGTCCCATGCCCTTGGATCTTGGAGGGCGTACTCAGAGAGTATAATGCCAATAGGATTAGCACCAACCAAACGATCCGGATTATCAGACCCGACCACTTGGTAGATCGATCCTGTTTTGAACGTGATGCGCATTTCTGTGTTGTTGACGGCAACAGTATTTTCCTTTGCGAAGTGCGAAATAAATTTGCGACCTGACTTCGTCATTCCCTCCCACGCAATCTTTCTTCCCTGATTGTATGTAGGAAACAAATGCCAATACAAACCTGGTCTCATTATACTACAAACTGATATCCAATTAATACCCGTTAGATCCTTCCCAGCACGACGATGCCACACGCAAATCGCTCTTTTTCCCCCGGATTCTAGGTACTGGAATAGTGGCAACTGATACTCGCGAGGAGTCCAGTCTACTGGGACTTTACAGTTCGGCATATATTATTTAAGTGCAGTATTATCAGATTCAATGACTATCATCTTAACTTCCATAGGACCAGTTATTCCGTTATACTGCAAATCAACTGCGTCACCCGGGCCATACAACATCTCGAACTGATACAGTGTATTAGCTGTCGTCATTGTTCCCAGAATCATCGTCTGACTTAGAAGGGTGTTTACTACGATTGCCCTTAGGTTTGCTCCGCCCGTCTCCACTGCTACTTGAATCGTTATCTTTAACGGTCTTCCGTCCCTGTGGTTTACTTTCCCGTCGTACTCGAACGCTGTCGAGAACAGGTCCGTGTCCACCGCCGAGTCCACCTTGTTGATCTGTCCCAATATTCTTGAGGCCATTACTCATTCCTCCAAAGTTAATTATTTGAAACCCTAACGGAGTTCCATCTTCTCCAACACTATACTCCATACTTCTGAGTTTGGGAGCGACATACTGCGCGAGTTCCTTAAGACACGGGACTCGTACCTCGACTCCATAGAAGTAGTCACCATCTGTTCCCCTCTTTGTACAAATTTCCGCCAAGCCTTCGAAAGGATCGCACTCCAATTTTTCAAGTACTTCTTGAACATGCTTTATTCTCCTTGTGCCTGAGGTCTGCACTTTTGGTAATTTAGTACTCATTGAGTAATTATACACTATAAAAATCAAATTGTTAACATTAAATGTTTATTTTTTTTCTAAGTTAGATATCGAATAATACACCCCGCCCCAATGTCCAGGTAGCGAAATCCATCGGTCAAAGTTGAAAAAGGCCCCCCCGGGCCCTGATTGATGAATTAGTAAACAGCTTGTTTATAAATGAAAGGAGAGAGCTATGCAGTCACGTATACGATCACTCTATGAATCAGTCATTAACATTCTAATAGGACTATCACTGTCCATGACATCGTATGCAATACTCTTTCCTTTGCTTGGACTACCATACCGCGTGAGCGATAGCTTACTCATATCAGTATGGTTCACAGTGCTTAGCGTCGTTAGACAGTATGTAATACGACGATGGTTCGCTAAGCGCGACTAACCTTCACCTTGAAAGGAGGTGAGATACATGATAGCACCTGAACAGTTCGAAGTGTGGAGATATATCTACACATTAGTAGGTATCATCTTCGTAGTCAGTGTAGCAGGCTTGATAGCATTCGCTATTGAGTATTTTAAACGTTAAATAAGGAGTAACAACATGATTGTAAAATCTAAATTACAAAGAGTGATCGAACGTGAAGTCCGTATCGCACATGATCATAAGAAAAGCGGTGCACGCTCGTTCGCTGAAATGATCGAAGAAGCTGTCATCGATGCTTACAATGAAGCACGAGGCAACGGTGAAGACTTCGTCGAGATCACGTTTGAACTGTCTGATAAAGACAGAAGAGAGCTTGACTATAAGTAAGAATACTTTGTTGCTTTAAGAATGCCTCGTAGGACGTTAGGAGGCTGAAATTGGCTGTCTTCGGATGGCTGTATTATTAACCCCTTTATAAGGAGGTTCTTATGGACCCGATTGTAAAATGCATGGACTGCATGACTGAAATGACGCCCTCATGGGTCATGGAAGACATGCAGGTTGTCGAAGGATACGAATGCTCACAATGTGAGTGCTCGGTATCCCGAGACCGAATCATGTCCGAGTTTAACTGGGACGGATTCAAAGTAGTATCTTCACCGCTTGTGTAAGTAGTGAAGAATAGTACCGTCGGGTAACCGGATGTTACCCATCTTAAACAAAGGAGTATTAACTATGACGACACCTAAAAATTCAGTGCTTACTCAAGAGCAACGGGATGCAGTAGCTAAGGCTAACGCTGAAGCGGCTACATCTAAGCGTGGGAAAGCGTACGTACGGTCGTTTAAGCTAGCAGTACCGGCTGAACGATTGGAGTTGCTTCCTATGCAGCCTCAACGTCTTCAATTCTTGAAAGCGGTTGCGATCGTTTGCAAGAAGCACAAGACTGAGTGGGCCACTGCCAAGCAGGTCATCGAAGTATTGATGGACCCGAAAGGCGGCTCTTGGTTACGTATGCCTCAGAGGATCAACCATGATGTTGATG